TATGGTGAGTATGACGGCGACTGCGATTACAGGCTTGAGGGTGATGTCCTTGTTCTAAAGCAGATAGACGATGATGAACGCTATACGGTTCTCTACAAGCCGTCAATTACACGCGTAACTTCATTAACAAACGATAACATTGAGATAGACATACCTGAGAATATTGTATCACAGATACCATACTACGTGAAGGGTGACTTGTATAGAGATGATGAGCCGAACGAGGCAAGCGAGGCGCGGAACTGGTATGAGGCGGCTATGGAATCAATTTTAAGTTCACGTGTCAGCAAGGCAAATTCGGTAAAGAACATCTACAGCCAGACGGAGGAATGACTATGCAAGCGAATACCGATATTGAACTTAAAGATAGAAGTACATTAAAGTTATCGAATTTTAGGGGTGTTGACTTTTCATCTTCACCACTCCAAGTTAAAACCAACAGAGCCTCATCAATGAGGAATTTTATCAATAAGTATGGCGTCAACAGAAAGCGTAACGGTTGGAATGAGTTGGCTAAAATCGAGTTGTTAAATAACAGTAAACGTCCCGCACAACGTATTAACTGTATATTTCAATTTATCAACGGTACGCATAAGGAAATCATTGTACAAGCAGGTAAAAGATTTTACAGACTTTCTGTAAATACCAATGGTGAATACTTGTATGAGGATATAACCCTATCATCAACTTATGAGGACGCTAAGTGTGATTTAGCATTGCTTAAAGACCAAAGAAGCCAAGTGTTTTTCAATAAGAGCAAGGCGTACATTATTGGTTGCGGTGACTATCTCGTGTACGGTTCGTGGGACAGTGGCAGTACATACGAGTTGCGAAGAGTGTACAACAATGAAGATACATATATACCCACAACTACAATCTCTATAGACGACGACTCAAACGATACGGATATACGTGCAAGTCTTGACAACGTAAATCTTCTTTCGTCCAAGCGAATAAATCAAATGTTGGGTACGAATGTGGAAGATGTGGATAATGGTGTAACTTGGACTGTTGATACTGGGTGTATTGATAAAAATACAGATGTTCGTGTAGAGATTGAAACATTGGACGGCGATAACACTGTAACAATTGTGGTGTCTAACGACAAGTCTGATAAGACTATTCTCTATGATGACGGTGATTGTGCAGTTGGAAAGATTGATTTTAGCACTGGCAAAATAACGCTTTATATAGCTACTACACCGCAGATTGAGAACAGGGATAATATCTATGTTACGTTTGAGTACACGCAAGAGGGGTACTTAGAAAGAATACTAAACTGCAATTTTGGTATTTTGTTTGGTGTAAACGGAAACACAGACAGGTTATTTTTGAGTGGCAATAGTGACTATCCCAATATAGAATTCTTCTCTGAAATGGACGACTTTACTTATTTTTGCGACCTTAACACCGCCTCAATGGGCAGTGATTCCGTGGCGATAAATGGGTTTGGTAGATTATCCGATTCAACACTTGTTGTGTACAAGGGCGAAAGTGGGCAGGAGGCAACAATATTTTATCAGACGGGTCAATACGAAACCACATACGACAGCTCGGGAAATATTGATACGGTACAAGGCGAGTTTCCTTTTACGGCAGGCAGTATCGGTGAGGGCGTTGTTAGCAGGTACGCGTGCGCCAACTTCGCTGGTGATAACCTGATACTTTCCAATAATGGCGTGTTTGGTATTGTGCTTGGGGATAATGTCGCAGTCACGGAACGGTATGTGCGCGAGCGGTCGCGTTCAATTAATGAAAAATTGAAAGAACACGACCTATCGGAAGCTGTAGGAATTGTATTTCAGAACAAATACTATCTTGCGGTGGACGGAGTGTGTTATATAGCCGACTCGCGTTATAAGTACACGTCAGAGGACGATATAGACGGCTCATACAACTACGAATGGTGGTATTGGGATAATATCCCTGCGAGGGTTTGGGCTAACATTGATAATAAGCTTTATTTTGGCACTGATGACGGACGCATTTGTGTGTTCGATGACGAATACACGGACAGGACGTACTACACTATTACAGAATCAGGGTATTTATCATTCAATCAAGATAATAGCACTGTTACGTATGATGTTACGGATATTGGCGAACTTTCTGAGAATGATATACTTAAGATTTCAAAATTAACATATCAGTACAAAGTTGACCCGCTACCTGATGAGGAGGGAGGGATGTATTATGAAACTGATTGTGGCTTGCACTCACTCTTTGCAAGTGACGTAAAAGTATCTGGCAATAAAATCATTTCAACTGATGATGAGATAGTTGACATTCACGACGGCATTGAAGTATATGCTGGTTCGGTTTCTGAAAGTGGGCTTGGTGTAGGTACAGCATACTATATCTATGATGTTGACTATGGCGAATGTACGTACAAGCTGAAGGATAGCAAAGGGAATGCTATTGAGTTTAACAGTGATTACGAAGGTGGTTTTTACCTTTATGAGAAATTGCTATATAGAGATTTGTATATCACTAATGTTGTAGACGGAACGTTTCAGTTAAAACTTTATAAGAACAGTAAACCTATAACATTATTACACGCCGACAATTTATTGTGGACAGCACACGATATATGCGCAAAAATCGCGCATATCAAAAACGTTGTTGCTGAATGGTATACGCCAGTGCTTGACCTTGGTACAAATGAATCAAGTGAATGGGAATTTGCGATTTGGCTACGAAACGCGAAATGTTAGTAAATTAATAAGCGCAAAAGGAATTAATGTATTCTCATTTGAGAACCTTTCGTTTGAAAATTTTTCGTTTGAAACAGGCTTTACAAACAGCTATTCGGTCAAGTGTAACGAACGTAACTTCAACTTTATAATATTCAGGTTTATATCGGACAACGATTGTGATTGTGGTATAAATACATTTACAATAATCTACAAAATAAACAGAGCAAATAAAGGAGTGAGATAATGGCAAAAATACAAAACATAAGCAATGAAACAAAAAAAGCCATTCAAAGAAAGTCTGCGTATTCTCTTCCTAATAACCCCACAGATTCAGGCTACAAAGCAAACGATATTAGGAACGCTTTTTATAAGCCAATAATTGACGCCGCCAATTCTGCAATAACAGAGATTGATAGGGTAGTTAATGAACTGAATACTGTCTTAGAGCAGACGACATCTGACTTTGATGTTATAGAGAGTACTAAAAATGATAATAGTACCGTTATCTATGTAGGTTCTAATGGTCTAACTTATTCGTTAATTGATGATGAGTTTTCAGTAACTGGTTATGAAGGCGACAGTAAGAGGTTAGTTATACCTTCAAGCGTATACTATAACGGTGCTTTTTATTCGGTTGTTGCGATTGGTAAGAGTGCATTTACAAAATGCAAATTCACATACACCGAGATTCCAAGTAGTGTAACAGAGATAGGCGACTACGCTTTTAGCGGTATAGAGGGTTTAGAGGTAAAATTAAACGGAAAAGTAGAAAAGTTAGGTAATACTGCTTTCTACAAATCTTACTCATCTAATACGGCATCAAAAAAAGCCTCTTTTATAGCACCTGCCGAATATAAAGAACACTACAACGATGTTTTAAGCGTTTATGCAAAAACTATCGGTTATTACAACACTGTTGAGAACAATGCTAATAACATAGCCGAACTGGACGATAAAATCGACAGTGAAATAGCCGAACTGGACGATAAAAAGCTGACCAAAAACACGAGTACATCAACCTATTATAGAGTATACGGCGTAACTCCGCTTGGTGCGCAGATACCTATTAAGATTGGCAATATACCAAATGAAGTAAATATACCAATATACTCCAACGGTGAAATTTCGGTAAATGACCCAACATTAGACAATAGCGCAACAAATAAACAATATGTCGAGAATAGGTTTTTAGACTTTGGCGCGAATATTGATTTTACTATTGACCCTACAACGTATGTGATGACCTTGCGACTAAAAAATGAGGGTGGCACAGTGCTTTCAACTGGCACTGTTGACCTGCCATTGGAGAGTATGATTTTAGGTGCAAGCTATGCGGACGGAGTTTTGACGTTAAATATTAAGACCGCAGACGGTTCAATGGATAATAACCCAATCAATGTAAACATATCAGACCTTATTAGTGGGCTTGTAAGCAATACCACGTTTAAAACAGAAGTGGATAGACTTGACGAAAGGGTTGATGCAGAGGCGGATAGGTTGGATGCGAGAGTTGACTCGGCTAATCAAGATGTTCAAACTCTTTCAAACGAGGTAAGTCAAAAGGAAATATATGCCCACGCCGCATATCACGCAGAGGAAGCGCAGACATCAAGAAGTTACACCAAGGGTGGCAAGATTGATAAAAAATTCCGTGAAATAGAGGCGATTGAAGGTGCAAGCATTTCAATGTCAATGGATAGTGACTATAAGCTTACTATCAAGCTATTAAACAGCGGTGGCGAGGTGCTAAGCTCTGGAATGGTTGACTTGCCTATAGAGAGTTTAATTTCAAAGGCTTCATATTCAAACGGTGTACTAACGTTAACATTCCAAAGCGGTGATAAAGCAAATGTTGATATATCTTCACTTATAAGCGGGCTTGTGTCCGAGTCGAGGACTATTAACGGACAAGCCCTAAGCGCAAACATAACACTTTCAGCTTCAGATGTCGGGGCGTACAGTAAAAGTGAAACGTACACAAAAAATGAAACTTCAAATTTAGTCAATTCGGCAAAGCAGGAGCTTTTACTTGCAATAGACGAAAAGGAAGTTGTTGGGTATGCGTACAGCTCCACAGAGTCAGAAAAGGCAAGTGGGTACACAAAAGGCGGGGCGATTGATAAAAAGTTCAATGAACTTTTAGAGAGAATTGTCGCACTTGAAAACAAATAATAAAAAGGAGTAATTATGTTATTAGAAAAAACAAAAATATATGGCGTTGACGGCGTTGGACAATCGTCACCCACATTGACACGTACAGATTCTGCAGTGGGTCTTACATACACAATCGGCGCAAGCGAAATAGAGTCTGATTTCGATAGATGTTTCCCTTGGTGTGAAATGAAAGAGGTAACAGACGATTATGGCAATGTGTTTATTTACATACCCAAGTTTTACACCAAAATCACAAAGAATAGCAACGGAACGTACAAACATCAAATATCGGGTTGTAGGTATGACGGGTTCGGAACACTGTTTATTGACGGCAAGGGTAACGAGATTGATTACGTACTTGTCGGCAAATATGAGGGCGGTTACGATAATGGCAAGTTGATTTCAAAGTCAGGACAAACCATTAAAGTTAATATAACATTACCTGCCACACGTAAAGCTTGTCAGGCAGTAGGCGCAGGCTATCAGCAGTATGATTTCCTCATTGATTGGATAATCAAGGAGCTATTTACAATAGAATTTGCAACTACCAATTCACAATCGATAATGAAAGGGTTTACCGCCTCAACTAATACGGCGGCGCTTATAACGGGACATACGGATAATGTTAAAACGCCGTCAGGTTCGTGGAATAACAATCACGACCTTGAGGACGACGAGGAGGCGTGGACTGATAGCTCCTGCAATACGGACGGTATACACGCTTGCAAGTATCGTGGTATTGAGAACCCTTGGGGCAATACGTGGACTTGGTGTGACGGAATTAACTTCAAGAATGAAAAAATATACATATGCGAGTCGCCAACAGAATATGCATCAGATAAATATGATGCGCCTTACACGTACGTAGGGAATAGAAATATCACTGATGGATATGTCAAAACAATCACGCCGTTTGCAAAAAATCCGTTACTTGGATATTCAACAATTGTAGGTAGTAATGAAAGTACATATTATTGTGATTACAATTGGTCTAACAAAGGTTTAGGTACTGTGCTGCGTTGTGGTGGGGGCTGGTACTATGGGTCTGATGCTGGCTTGTGGTGTTGGTCTGGTTACTATGTTTCGTCTTTCTCGTACGGTAGCATCGGCGGTCGCCTTTGCTTTAAACCTCTATAGAGAGGGATAGTTAAGGGGGAAACCTCCCCCTTAACTATAATTAAAATAGACAAAATTTAAAAATTATATAGGGTCGTGCGTGTCGCCTGTGCTGAATTGTGGTGGGAACTGGAACAATGGGTCTAATGCTGGCTTGTGGTATTGGAATGGTAACAATGTTTCGTCTAACTCGAACGGTAGCATCGGCGGTCGCATTTTAATCAAAATATATTTTATTACACGCACATCCCTTGCCCCTTGGCAAAAAATACTCCGATTAGAGGGCGGTTTAGTAGGTAACAAATAACTCGAAAAACCGTGAGGAGATTTAAAAGGTATTTTATGAAGAGAGTAGGTTATTTATACGAGAAAATGTGTGAGTTAAGCTTAATTCGCTTGGCTATTCGCAAAGCTTCAAAAGGTAAAACATATAAGCATTATGTGAGGAAAGTTCTTGAGAATGAAGAAGAATATGCAATAAAAATTCAGGATATGCTTAAAAATCATACATTAAAATTAAGTCCAAATAAACAAATTACGATTTATGACCGCTCTTGTGCAAAAGAAAGGATAATAACCGTGCCGAAGTTTTACCCCGACCAGATAATACATTGGGTAGTAATGCTTGTAATTGAACCTGTAATTAAGCGTGGAATGTATCGCTATAATTGCGGAAGTGTTCCAAAACGTGGCGGAATAGAGGCAAAAAAATATGTGGCAAAATCAATAAAAGATGAGAAAATTAGATATGTCGCGAAATTAGACATTTCTAAATTCTTTAACAGTATAAAACCTAAATATTTAATGCCAATGTTTGAACATAAAATTAAGGACAAGGAAGCGCTTGAATTGATAAACGCAATCCTTATTAATGGTGGGGATCAACTTCCTATCGGTTATTACACCTCTCAATGGTTCTCTAATTTCTTTCTCGAAAGTTTTGACCACTTTATAAAAGAAAAACTTAAGATTAAATATTACGTAAGATATGTTGATGATATGGTTATGCTTGATAGCAACAAACGTAAACTCCATAAGGCTATTGTTGCTATGGATAAGTGGTTGAATGTAGTCAGGCTTAAGCTTAAAGGCAACTATCAGGTATGGAAGGTCAACAGCCGACCTATTGATTTTGTCGGTTTTCGTATTTATAAAAATAAAATTTTTTTAAGAAAAAAGATATTTTTTAGGCTTTGCCGAAGAGTACGGAACGTGCGAAAATCAAAAGTAATTACAATAAAACAGGCGCAGGGGTTGCTATCCCTGCTTGGCTGGTTATCTCACATCAATGCGTGGAGGTTTTATAGGGAACATATCTATCCATATGTCCCCAAATCAAGAATAAAACACGTTATAAGCGTGTATACAAAACAACTTATGGAGGTTAATAATGAAAAAATTCAGCAAAGAGAAATGGTTAAAATCTGCCAATGAGCAGGTTGAGTCAAAGGTACTTTCCGAACGTGAAGTTGAAGATGCCTACTATGGTTGGGTTTCTGACCTTGACGGCAAAACGGAAGAGGAACTCACTGCAATGGGTGAAGAAGTGCGTTCGGAGTGGCTTGTATGACAATCACAGTAGAAAATATATGTGATTTGTGTGAATTTGAAGGGTGCGATGAGCCTTGCGACGCTTGGTATGAGTGCTTGCAAGGCAAACCCCTTGATTTCGGAATTATTGACAAGGAGTAGCAAAAAAATGAAAATATTAAAGGTTATTTTATTTGTGGTTGGCGGGTTCATTTTGGGTGCGCTGACTGCTGTTGCTGTGTATTTCTTTACTGTTGGCGAAGTTGCTTGGCAGAGTTACGTTGAAAGTAAGCTTGTACCTAATGTGGTAATTGCACTTACTTCAATAGGTACAATACTTGTTGCGGCTACACCGATTATAAGTAAAGTGCAAACCACACTCCAGAACTTTGACAAGGCAACAAAAGATGTTAATGATACTGCAGAGGCTGGCAAGGAAGCACAGAAATCTATTGACGAGCAGGACGAAAAGATAAACGAGATAAACAACTCGCTTAACGAGCAAATGCAAAAAATTGGCTCCAAAATTACTGACCTTGGGAATAGTACTCTTGCTATAGAACGTATTCTACAAATCGCTTTCTGTAATATGGACGAATTAGTTAAAAAGGGTTATGCCGTTGAGATAGGGAAGGTTACGCAAAATGAAGATAAAGAATCTGAAGATTAGACTTGTGTTTCTATACATAGGCAGTTTTATTGTCTCGATTGCACCGCTTGTTGTTGTGTTATGTTTTAAATGGAATGATTACACCACAACACCAACACAGACAATAAAGCTATGTGTGGGTGGAATAATAGTTTTGGGACTTATTTTTTTAAAAGTTATTGGGAAAATAGGCGTTCCACGCAGAATTGTGTGGTTCAGTGTAGTTTTTATTCTGGCATACTTATTACAGGTAGTATTGAATGACTTGATTCTATTAAGTGGTATGGCACTATTGGGTGAACTACTGGACTTGATTTTCTTTCAGCGTTACATAAAGAGAACAAAGGAAAATATCCTGATAGGCAAGACAGCAAATACCACCACTGAACAAGTCGAGAAAGTAATACAAAAATATCTCGGTAATGGGAGGGTATAATGAACAACAAGGTAAAAGATTTTTTCAGGCAATACATAGGCTACTTTGTGGTTGGCATTGTCTGTGCAATCTACGTTGCTACAGCGTTTATCACTATAGGCGAAACAGGCAAGACTGTTGAACAGATTATTGCTGATAGTGCTATAGTGTTTGCACTCGGGTTTTTCATTAATCGTGTGTTTGACCTTCAAGGTATGATGAACGGTGACCGTGACGAGAAAGTACAAACTACTATGCAGGTTCACGGTGAGACGGTCGTTAAAATTTCGCCTTACATTGATAAGCTTGACGATTGGTGCA